TGTTGAAAACAAACTAAAAAACAAACTGAACAATAAATGCGCCTACAAACAATTCGTCACTTTATACAAATCTATATAAAACGGAATATTGTATTGTAGGCATATATTATAGGGTTGAAAACCATTTTTAGTATAAACTTAGAACTTCATAAAATAAACTTAAACTAAAATAATTTATTTGCAGCATATATATGTAATATTAGTCAAAAAATAAAAATAAATTAAATAAACATTTTGCTCATTGAAAATCAAAATGTTTAAAATTTAAAATTTTTACACAAAATTAACTTGAATACAGAATCTTCTTTAGTGACCTTACTTTGTTGTCATATTCGCAAAATTCGCTGCTAAAGAATTCTATAGATAATCCATCAGCCACGCTGTCTGGATCTTCCAATATAAATTGAAATCTTCCTGTAGGCAACTTTTGAGCATTAATAAGCTTTAATCCTTTAAGCGTTAAATATGCTGCTAATGCCAAATCAGATGTTTCATATTGATTCATAAATTTTCCCTCTTATACGGTTCTCTTTTAAAATTAATAGACACGTAAGCTATTTTCCACAATGTTTCTCTATATATTTTTTATGTGTAGAGCAGGTTGTTTTATTTTTCGGAGCCTGTCTCTTGCATCTCATGCCATCTTTTTTCACATAATCACATTGTATAAACTTAAATCCAACTACATCAGTATATGTGCTTGATGTACTTTTCTCATTTGATATTCCAGAATCATTTGTTATTGCAATTTTTGGAGATAATTCTTCCGGCTCCATTACTACATGAGAATGCTTATCGTTCAATATGCTATCACCTTCTTCTTCCATAACAATAAATGGATCAGAATTTATCATATCAACATATTGTTCTCCGGAAGGTTTTAATCCTGCAAGTTCTTCTTCATAGTCGAAAAATGTGTCATATTTTTCAGACTCACTCTCTTTCTCATTCATAACAACATAATTCTCATCTCTTCTTGAGAAAATCTTTATTTGAGCACGATCTTGCAAAGGAGTTCCTTTGATATACCGAAGCCTAGAGTTTAGCTTTTTTGATAACATATTTCCCTCATTCAATGCAATAAAATTAGCATAAAAAAAGAGGCATAGTGCCTTAACACTATGCCTCTCAATATTGTTCTACAGGTTAAATTACACAGTACCAGTAGCGACACCACGTGGGTTAACGATACCAATTCCGATAATCTCATTCACAACCCAACCAAGCTTAAGCTGCTTGGGCTCATCAGCGGGAAGTACCTCGATGTCCTGACGGACAGGCATCACACCAACGAACTCTGGATCAGCACAAGCAAAGCAACGGCCCTGAGGCACAACCTTGGAGACGATAATATCGGCACCAAAGACGTGACCATAAAGACCAGTCTGAAGAAGCTCACGCTGAGTGACAGGATCGACCTGAGAGTTTTGGTTACCAGCAGATTCCCAAGTAAGAATATCAGTGAACTCATTGATGTTCATGAAGTACTTGGAAGTCACAAGGTCCCAACGATCAACTTGACGCTTAAGGTTAACAAGGCCATCCTTGCCTAGAGCGCCAGTGTTGAGGGAATCAAGTGCCTGAGCAGTATTCTCTCCACCTTCGGTGTTATCACCAGCAAACTGTAGGGCAGCAAAGACGTTAGCGTCTTCCTGGGCCTGAATTTCCTGACGAGCCTTCTGCTGAGCACGATCAATTACGTTGAATCGACGACGCTTAACTTCGGCAATACGAACCGTTGGATTTGAGACAACCTCAAACTCAGGAACGGTCACGCGGTCACCAAAGACACGAGACTCAGGTGCAGCACCATTACTGGATACAACTACAGCCGCGACATCAATATCACGGTCATAAACAGGCAGAGCACCCTGGGGTAGAGGATCAACAACGAGAGCCTTGCGAGCTACTCCTTGATAATCAAGGTTTCTACGAATTGGGTTGGCCATCGCCTGACCTAAGGCAATCTTGCCTTCTTGTGTCATAAGAGCCTGCTTAATCATCTCATCTCTCTGACCATCATTTAAGCTTGGCGCAGTTGCCTGAGCGTTGCTTGACGGCTGAAGATCTTCAATAATAGAAGCATACTTTACAATCTGTGTTAGGGCCTCAGTTACATTGGAGGCGTTAATTTCACCATGTGTATTAAATAAATTAGACATTAGTTCCTCCTTATATCTGTGTGCCAGTGAAGTAAAGCGCCGAGTGATCAACAGTTCGGGCCTCTCCAGCAGCAGTGTTAGTGGTAGAGACAAGTGACTGATCTGTCATATGTCCAACAAAAAGACCGAGGGCCTGTCCGCCAATTGTTCCGCCGGTGTTACCAAGCAGTCCGCTGGTATTGGCAAGAACAGGCGTATTTACTGTGGTATAGGCACCGAGGTTCAGGGTTGCGTCACCATCATTAGCAGCTGCACCATTAACGCCATAAAGGCCAGGTGCAGCCCAAACTGTAACCTTACCAGAGGCACGGTCAGTAGAGGGGCCAATAACGACCGCTCCTGATTCAACAGTAGCGCGGCCAGCATTTTGTCCAATTAACTGTCCAAAAAGTGTTCCATATTGATCCTCGCCTTCATCAGCAAGACCACCAAGAATGCTATCTGTGCAAACGCCAACACTAAATCTTACGGCAATTCTATTCGGGTCTGTTAGATCAGCCCCAATAAATGGGCCGTGCCCACCTACATCAGCAGCATAACCATCGTCGTCTGTGTCAGCAACAAGAGCAACATACTCGCCACCCTCAAGGGTGCCGGCGTCATCATCTTCGAGGTCAAACATGCCAAGGGGTCGTAATCCTGGATTTAATAATTTTAAAGCCATTTTAATTTCTCCTTAATATTTTATATCTTATAATACATTTAACCATTAAATGTATTGTCTAGGTTTATTACTTAACTTAAAGTTCGATTATTTACTTGTTTTCTTAAGAGATTCACGCACCCAAGCGTAATTAGCTCTATAGTTTCCTGTTGGAGTGCTTAACGCCACACCTTGTGTCTGCCTCTGCTGTTCTAATCCGTTTTCAACCAGCCCTCCGTTGCCTATAGAGTCTAAAGATACTATTGCTTTTGGGTGAGCCGCATGAACTAGATCAGTACCAGTTTCGTCATGCACATTATACAGGGTTTTATAATCGCCCTTTGGGGTTTCCGACTTTTCGTCATACAGTCTACCTAGACCTGTAAAATATGTTCGGAGTGTTTTGTCAGTACTATTTAGATCCGTTACGGCATCTTTATAATACGACTTCGAAACTTCATCTGCTTCTTTAAACAGAATCAAATCGTTATTTGTATGATTATTAGTAGAAAATAGATTTGGACTTGCAATATTTCCTAATGATGCAAGCTTTTCTCTTCTACTCATATTGCTTTTATTGTCAAAATTGGGCTCATCATCTAAGAGAGCCGCGAATGTTTCTAAAGCGGTAAATCTATCTGGATTTGCAAATGACGCAAATTTCTCTAACCTATTGAATCTTTCATCGTTTCCTCTGCGCCTCATTCCTCTTTGCCTCCTTGTCATTGGCTGTCTTGATCTCCCCGCAGCACCTGGGCTACGCCTAAGCTTTCCTCCTGACATAAACCTTCTTGTTCTACGCTTTCCGCGCCGATTTCCGCCAAAAATCCCTGTTCCATCTAAATCAAACCCTATTACAGCTTGTGCGGTTTCGTTTAAAGCCTTTTGCTTATCTCCATCTTGAACTCCCATCTGTCTGCTATAAAGCCTCCCGCCAGTGCTTGGGTTATCAAGGCTCTCTCTTACTATTTGCCCTTGATCATATCTGGTCTCTTGGTTTCCAAGGCCAGGGCCTCCAGGAACTTGATCTACGAAAGCAAACCTCATTCCGTCATAAGCTCCAGGTTTCAACTCTATTACATAATCCTTTCTGTAATACCGCATTACGCGCATAAGCAAAGGACTGCCAAGAGATTGGCCTGATAAAATTTCCTGTAATCTTTCATTATCCCCAGTTCTAGCTGCAGTTATAACTTCGGTAACCGCAGGGTCCTCTTGCCGCCGTGGGCCACCGCCTCGATGAGGGCCCTCTGGAGGCAAAGGATCTCTGGTTGCATATTGGTAGCCACGATATACCCCATAAACTAAAGCTCCGCCAAGTGCAAGCTTTATAATTCCGCCAAGCCATGCTCGGCCTATTTCTGCTCCGCGACCTAACCAGGAAGTAGCTTTTGCGCTTGTGGAAACAACTTTTCCACCGGCACTTTCTAAGGCGGTTATACGTTGGGCAATAATTCTTTCGACCTCTGCTTGGGTCATAGTTCCTCTTGCGACGTTAGCCTCAAGGGCTTCTCGAAGAGCGCTGATTTCTTTTGCTTGGGCTTCGACTGTCTCTTGCAGCGCCCGGATTGAATCAGGAATATCATCAGATGCCTTAATGCCGTCAACGATTGGGTCTGCAGCTCCCGCACCTTCTTCTAAAAGCTTGCCCTCTGTTACTACAGCGTCAACTGCTTTGGTTCCATCTTCAATCGCAGCCCCCACCGTCTCAGTAGTTTTGGCTGATTCATCAAGAACTGCCCCGGGACCTGAGTGCGACGGAAGCTGCTCAATAAAATGGGCCCATTGCGATCCGGTCTCCTCGGCGGCCTGTGCAGCTGTGCGAGCAGGCTCAACTGTGTTCTTTATATTTTTAAAATCTTCAATAACTGCAGTTGCGACTCTAACGTAATCATCAGCACCCTCTAAGGTGCTCAGTATTCTTAATGCTTCGTCAAGATTTCCGGCCTTTACTGCTGCTTTTATTGCGGCTTTTACTTCAGGGGTT